TATTGATATGCTTCCAGACCTCGCCGTACTGCACAGGCGTCATACAGTCAAAAACGTCCCACGCCCGATGCTGATGGGAAGTGTAGATCGACGTCCCGTGCAGTGTGTGACCGAGCGTGGTGAAGCTCAGAATAAACTCTGCCAGGACGCCGTCCACGTCGAACATGATCGTCTTCATCGCACCTCCTCCCTCCCATACGCCCGGCACGTCCTCGTGACAGCTATTCATGCGGCGATTAATTATCATTCGTCGCGCGGCAACCGTCGGCACTCTTGTCATTTGTCATGCCAGATGACGCCCTGTCTGAGCAATGAGGTGGCCTCGCGCACGCACTCGACTTTCAGCGTGCCTCGGTCGCCTTCCGAATCCAGACCCTGGCCTGGTTGCCCGTGAAGTTCGTCTCGCGCGTCTCGCCACTGTCCTCCAGGATGCCCTCCACGATCAGTTCCTTCCGCCGCGTCCGCACCGTGCTGTGCGTGACCGGCCCGTAGAGTTGCTCGTAGCGCCGGCACAGTTCCTCGTCGGTCATCCCGCCGCCTATATTAAACAGGCGCTCGACACGGTCACGGACGGTCGACCGTACCGACGCCACCCTCCTTGCCGCCCGGTGGGACGCGACTGGATCTGTCCTGCGAGCACGAGCCAAGGTCGTTCTGCCCATTGCCACCACCTCCATTGCCTCCTGAGATGAAGTATTCCTCAAGGCGGCGCTCGACGCCAATGTAGCTTGGAAATACGAACGCCTGTTCCCGCTGATGCTCGGGCTCATCCTCGTCGCCGAACTCGCTGGCCGTGTTCAGTCGCACGATGTAGCCGTTCTCACACTGAGTCACTGTCGCCTGCTTTTCGTGTGTCTGCATCGCTCGCTCCAGTTAGCTTGCACTGGCCTAAAACCAACCACACCTCTTTTGTGCTCTTGCTGGTACGTTTACTGCCTACCAGGTCGACCTTCATGCCTTTTCCGCAGTGTTCGCACGGCCTGTCGAACGTCCCCTTGCTGCCTGCCCCGCGAATCACCGCGAATCCCGCGTTCCGCAGAGCCGTGCGGATCTCGTGTTCTAGCGCGCGACCGCGGTGATAATGAGCCATCACTCCTCCCCGCTCAGGATGCGCCTGAGTTGGTTGGTGGTGGCATCGCCCATCTTGTCGCTGTCGATCAGTTGATGGAGGCGATTCTTAATCCTCTTCAGCTCCGTGGTCGCGCACTCCGTCGCTGTATCCAAGCGCAAGATTTCGTCCCACGCCCTCGACAAATCCGCCAGCTTCTCCGCCGGCACAAGCCTGAGCAGCCTTCGCAGTTCCGTTTCTGCCGGCAGCACGTCCCGCCTGCCTTCTTTCGTCAACGCGACCACCTTCATTCCTCTCCTCGTAGCGACCGTTAAGCCCGTTCCAGTGCAGGGTTACAACGCCGACCCGCCCAACTTCCCTGAAGCGGACCTTCTGAACGTGGATATCGCTGCCCCTTGCATCGTCTTCCAGATCCCGCCATACGCAGATGCAGTTGTCTGCTTTGTTTCGCCAGTGCGCCGATCCGCTCACGTCGTACGGCGTCGGGACGGGATAGCTGCCGTCCAGGTTGCGACGGAGTTTCATGGGATGCGCCACGACCCACATATGCACGCCGTACGTGCGGCCGAACTTACGGATCTTCGTCAGCGACTGGCTGATATACTCAGTCTCCGACAGCGCGGCCGGCCGCGAGTGATCGATCTCGTTCCAGGGGTCGACGACGAACCCGTTGATGCCATAGCGCACGACCATGCCGCGCGCCTTTTCGATTATCGCATCGACCGTCAGCGCCTCCTCGCCATGCACGGTCATATAGAAGTGCCGGTGTAGCCATTCGAGCGCCTGCACCACCTCCACCGACGTCAGTCGCTGCGGAGGTCCGGAACGGAACGGCTTGCCCGTGTATTTTTCAACAAGGCTCGCGATATGCCGCTCGGTAGGCATGTTTTCCGGCGAGAAGATGCCGAATCGCCAGCCGTGCTCAACCGCCAGGTTCACGATCAGCGCATCCAGCCAAGTGCTCTTGCCGTGCGCTGGCACGCCGGTCACAACCGTGATCTCTCCAGGTTTAACGGTGTAATGATGATCTATCGTTTTCCACCCAGTGGCCACACCGCCAGGCAGGCCCCTCAGGTACAGCGAGATCACGTCTTCTGCGAGATCCCCCACCTCAAAGACGCCGGCAATGGGCCACGGCGTTGCACGCTCAATCGCGTCAGCGACGGCCGATGGGCCTAGTCGCAGGAGTACGTCGTTAGCGTCCTTACATTGATCCTGCCAATTAACTCTAAGGCAGCGCTCCGGCCCCAGTCGTCTGGACAGCTCGCAAGCAAGCTTTCGGCCAGGCTCATCAGCATCAACTGCGAGCACAATTCGCCGGAAGCCATCCAGGACGCCCTTGCAATTGTCCAGAAAGTCAAACTTCGCCGCGTACTCCTTGGCGCTAGGCGACGGAGCGCCGTCAGGTACAGAGCACACGCTCGAAATACCTGCAACCTGGACCGAAAGCGCATCGATCTCGCCCTCCACGATAACGGCCGTATCGCCCCCGAGATTATCCAGCCCATAGAGGATCTTCTCCGCTCCGGAGGCTTGCCGAAAACATTTCGATGCCAGGCCACGGTACTTGATGTTGACGACTTCTCCGCCCTTCATGAACGGAAACTGAATACACTCGATGCGATCTTCCTCTTGCGGCATGTAGGCGATGCCGAGCGAGATCTTGTTCCGCTCGACGATCTCCCGTGGAATCCCGCGCGCAGCAAACCACTCGACGAGTCGTTCGTCTGCCTTTTCTGGGACTTCATACGCAGGTCGGGTATAGATCGGCCTTTTTACCGCATCGGACTGTGTACGGATGCCCTGGAAAACACTCCCGCTCCACCCGCAATGGTGGCAATTCCATAGTCCCTTTTCGGTGTTCGCAGACAGGCACTTGACGTTTTTCTTTTTTCGGCTCGACGAGCACTCGGGACAGGTCGCCAGCACCTCGACGCCAGATCCGCCGCGGAGATCGATCCCGAAGTCGGTGAACGTCCTGTTCATTGCTATAGCGCGACCCTCTTGGGCGTTGGTCCCGCGTGGTGTCCATCGTCCCATCGTCGTTGGTTTAGATAGGTCGAAGCGTGCGGGATAAACTGCCCGTTGTCCCGTATCCATTGATCGCTCTTAACGCGCCGCCGCACGTCGGCCACGATCTTGGCGAACAGCGGCATGTCTGGATCGATCTGCGCCCACGCGCGCATGGCATTCTGCTTGCCATCTTTGCGCGGGTAGATCTCCCAAAACGCCAGCCACTGCTTATCGTCGCTCCAATCCTTACTTTTTTCCTTTCGTTTGTCCGGTTCGGAGGGTACTGCGTGCTGTCCGGGCGCGCACGACTCTACGAGGCCGGCCTCGATTAGTCTAGAAATGTCCGCGCTCTCGACGCCGAGCAGGCGCTGGAGCTGCACCGGGTTATGCTCGATGCAGTTGTCGTATCGACTCGACAACAAGAGCACGCCGATCCAGATCCACCGATCATGCACGTCCAGCGACATGACCTTCATGTCCTCGAGGAGATCGTTGTAAAGTTTGATCCAGGTCGGCCGGCGGTCACGATAGTGCTGGTAATGCTCCAGGTTCTTGACCCTGAAATGCGTCAGCATCTCGCCGCATCCTCCCGCGCGGCCCTGTCCCATGCCGCCAGCGCGCAGTCGTAGCACTGGCGCTCGCTCATAACCACGAGCGTTTCCTTGACCAGCGTCATTCGACCGCACTTCGGGCAGCACGTCTCGGGCTCTTTCTTCTTCGCCGGCATCGCTACCTCACCACTATCCAAACGGGCTGACCGTCCTGGATCTCCATCTGGACGTCAGGCCAGCAGCGCTGCTTGTACGCGCAGTACGCGCAATTGACCGGCAGCTTCTTGCGCCCCGTGAGCCATGCGTATCCATAGGCTTTGCCGTTGCGATCGTTGCGCCAGATCGGCTCGCCATATGCAAGGTGCTCGGCCTTCACGGTTTTGCCGCGCTGAAACTCCGTCTCCGGCACGGCCTCGAACGGCACCATTGGCAGTTCCTTGGCCTGCCGTAGCTCACGCCGGGCATGCCAGCCATCGACCTTGGCCTGATCGTACGGAAGAATGAACTCCGCGACCGAGCCCTGCCGGCTCCCGGTCGACACGGCCACAAAGCAGGTCCGGGTCACCGGAAAGCCAGCCTCACGCCATGCCGCGATCTCGTTCGACGCCTGAGTCTCATAACCCCACTGATCGCCAGGTCCGCCCTGCTCCTGCCAGCGGTCAAAGGTCTTTGAGTCGCACGACTTAACCTCGAGGTTCAGCGGCGACTCGTCAGGCACCATGAGCAGCCCGTCGGGGTGGACGGGAATTTTGCGGCCGTCCATGCCGGTCACACTCAGATCCACGTTATTCGCCCCGATGCTCACACCGGCTAGTTTTGCGACACCGAGCACGCACAATTCAACCAGGTCTCCGAGCAAAAACTTGAGAACGGTACGCGCCTGCAAGGGCTCGCCTTCGACGCCGTCGAATGTTAGTCTCGACTTGCGCGCGCATGGACCCGAGTACAGGCTGTTTGATTCGTACCCCTTTCGGTCTTCTCGCTCGGCCATCAACTGCCTGATCGTGGCCCTCCGAAATGCGTTCAGCATCTCTGCAAGCACAACCTGGTTCAGATCTTTCTTCGGCCGCTCCAGGTACTCGCGAATCCGCCCGGCCACGAATCCGTCCGTCACGACGTTCATGTCGAGTCCTGGTTCGAATCGCATCAGACGGCTCGCACTGCTAATCCGCCGACCCTCTTCCCGCCGAACTGCACGGTCGGATCGACGTAGACGCCAATCTGCTTGCCGACCCAGTGATCCATTTCATAACCGTACTTTTCGGCGATCGCAGTGCCGCGTGTTTTATTTAACGGCAGCTTCTCCTCGATCTCATCGAAGTGGAGTACCCACTTCTGGTCAGGCTGCTCGTCGGTGCCGACGTCTTCCTTTGCGTAACCGGCGATCGTGAGTGTCAGTTCTTCGCCGTTTTCGAACGTCTCCTTCTTGAGATAGGACGACGTGGTGAACTTGGCCATAGAAAAGATACCTCCTGGTTAAGTGTTACGTGTAGTGGCGCGGCCGTGACTCATTCGATATTTACTCGCCAGATCAGGACACTTTTCTCGCGTGAAAAAGCAAAGGCCTGCGCGAGTAAGGGTCAAGTATAGTAGCGCTATACTGGGGCGACCTTGCCCGTGAGAATGTGAGCATCGCGCTGCTCCACGAGAAGCTCCAAAAGATGACATTCCCCGTTCTGGTCTCGCGCGTCTTGCTGCGCGGCCCTCCTGATCGCGACAGCCTTCGCACGGTTTCCGCCCAGAAGATGGTGTCGGTGCTCCCTAAGTACCTGCATCTCCTGCATGTCTAGCTTGGCTGCTGCGCTGCTCATGTCAACCTCCTTTGTAGCCAGCTTACGTGGTTTTCTTAACACGCTGTCCTGTGACCAGCCAACAGAACCGTGTACCCCTCTGCCCTCAGCCCGAGCACGATGTCGTTAATGTACCGATATTCCACCACCACGGCACCGCCGAACTCCTGGCGATCTGCCGACAGACGATCCTCGATCCAGATCTCTGCCGCGTCCGTGCGTGGCCTCAGGAGGAAGAACGAGCCGTTGTTTTCTGCTGTGAAATCGACTGTGCTGCTCATGGCGCTACCTCCGTTCTGTGGTTTGAATCCACGTAACTGCCACGGTGGATCCCCTTAGCTTGCCAGACGTTCTGCTAACCACGCAGGCTCAATCCTGGTCACATCCGCCATATCAATCCGAACGCGATACGACGAAAGAAAAAAGCCGGCCGCATGACGCCCCGCGCAATCGAGCCACTGCGCGATCACCTTGCCGCACTCGATGCGCCCGTCCCGCAGCGTGACGTACACCATGTCTCCCGCAACGGGGAGCTTCAGCGACGTGAAGTCGCGCAGCGCGCAGCGTCCGACGAGGGGGGTCCGACGGGACCACGGCGCAAGCATCGCTTCATACATACCCGCCGTGTCGCCTCCCCAGTAGTGCATGCAGTCTGGTTTTCCCTCCTGCATCCTTGAGGCGACGAATTCCGCCGTCTCGTGATCGAACCGCTCGTGCTCGATGTACCAGTCGCAAGATGCGATGCCGCCACCCCAGTGGTCGCTCTCTCTAACCACCGCGTCATGTTCGTACCAGTAGCGCGACCCGGAAGCGCTTTGGTAATCTGGCTCGCGCGCTGGTCGTGAGCAGCGCGTGAAGGTCGCCTTTGTCTCGTTAAAAAAATTACCGAAAGTTATTCTTCGCGCGTTCGTGTGCATGGCTTACCTCACCTCTGCCTTGGCGATGGCGTCTTGCGCGAGATTCTTTGCCTTTTGAAGGCATGCCGCGTTGCGAGCATCGTCACACGGATGCAACGGCAGCACATAAATTTCTCTCAATGCTTCGATCAGATCGGCGATGACAGAGTCAGTGTGCTGTTCGGACTGCGTCATAAGTCACCTCCTTTTTTTTGACTCTGCCCAGTTACGGTAAAACACTAAGTGCCTGGGGCAGAAGTAGTATGGCTCACTATTGAGATAGATCACCGCAGGCATTAGCGACGATCCATAATGCCGTGAGGCCTCACGGTTTACGGCACATTCCTCATAACAACCGATAGCATCACAAGTTTGCAATGTCATGTTCACGTTCTCCTTCATGAATTGTCAGTTACCAACCGCGCTCCGCGCCAATCGCCGCCGATCTTGTAATAGTTCGGGCTTGACCAGATAGGCCGGGCTTCCATAGCTCTCTTGTGAGCTGCGTCGGCTGCGTCATTGATGAGGTGCTTGTCCCACAAATGGTTGAACGCCCTCCGCCGCTGGTTCCTGCGGTACACCTTCCCGCAATGCCGGCACAGCGAATACAGCGCGTAGTTCCTCTCGGTGAACGTCGGATTCTCAAAGTAGCAGATATCGCTCTTGATCGGCACGAACCGCCCCCGCCTGCTGTCCCATGCTGCGCCTGCAAAATCTCTGCAGTACCAATTGTGAATCGCTGTAGGTCTCATGTTCGCGCCCTCCTTTATTGGTTGGACCGTCAATGTACTGTACATTACTACAAGAGCCGGTGAGATGTCAAGAATTATTTTTACCTGCGTTTACAGGGACTTGCAGCGGATATTTCCTGATCTGAAAGTTCCGGCTCGGCCCGTGGAGATAGTACGGCGTGTAGGCCTTATCCAGCGCGCGCCTGTCGTCATAGGCCTGCCGATAGCTGCTATACGGCCCGGACATGAACCGGAACTCGCTACCGCGCTGCTCGTATATCGCGCATGCGACGTGTCCCTCGAATTGACTGCGATGTCCGAGCGATACCCCGGGCTGATATGCGCGCAGGTTTTTCCGGAGCGACTGCGCGGCCTTCAGCCAGAGCCTGTACACCACGCCGCGGCCGACCCGCAACTCCTCTGCGACCTGCAGGATCGTCCGCTCCTCTAGCGCCAAAGCGGAAACGACACGGCGCTGTACTTCCGGCAGCGTCATCAACGCGCGCTGCACGTCGCGCCTCAGGTCAACGGTAGCAAGCTCGCGATCTTCGCGGCCGAGAACGCTTGGCTGCTCCGGCTGCGCCAGATCCGCGACATGATCGTGCTCCGCGTCGTCGGCGACGAAGATGGCATCTAACGTCGAGATCGTGCGATTCCTGGTCACGTCCCGTCGGAACAGGTCGATCGCGTTGAACCTCACGGCCGTGGTCAGCCACGTCTTGACAGTTGCCGGCCCGTCTTCGTCGAAGTCCTCGCAGTCCTGGATGCACTCCACGATCGCGCCCTGCACGGCCTCGCGCGCACGATCAACGTCACGCGTCAGGCGCAGGGCCGTGTTAACAAGGTAATCGTAGTTCGTCTTGATATGCTGCTCGAGATTCGCCTGCCTCATGGTCACCGGCCTTTCTAGCGCGCCACGCGCTCTTTGAGTTCACGCTCATGCGCCCTCTCTTTTCTCTTCTGCTCGAAAAACTCAGCCTTCTTTTTTTCTCGCTCTTCTGCCGCCCGACCAGGCCACGTCCCGTGCCTGCGACATCCGGCGTACTCCTCTGGCGTCTCCCTTGAGATCTCCGGCACCTCCACGCCGCAGATCCTGCAGCGCACGTAGCCCCGCGGCCCGTGTCGTTGTTGTTTCTTCGCCATAGCAGCCTCCCTTCTAAAAAAGGTTAATCGCGTCGAGTTAGCGCACTGTACCGTACTGTACATGCCATTGTCAAGACAAAAATTGTGCGGCCGTGTATCTATGTCTTTTTTGGGGGTTGCGCGGTCCGTGCTTTACAATGCCGTACGTTCCATGATAGCATACGCACTCGGCGGACAGGCTGCTCCATCGCCGGGAGGTGACACCATGGTTAAGCGCAGGTACATCGGCGAACGTCGCCGCGATAATCCTGTCTCGGTGTACTTCAATCCAGACGTCATGCGAAAGCTCGTCAATTACGTGGAGGACCACCCGCACATCGAATCCGTGAGCCGTCTCGTGGAGACGCTCACTGACATGGGCATCGATCGCCTGCGGCAGTACGCGGAAGCCGGCCGTGGGCTGCAGCGCGTGCTCGAGGCAGACCAGATTGGGCGGGATAAACAACGGGTTAGGCGCGTAAAAAGATCGTGAAAAACCAGCGCGTGGCGCGAGTAATTAACTGTGAGGTGCCGACTATATGCCGTCAGACGATTTTGATTCTCGCCAGCCCTTGGTTCCTCCTGGTACGCCGGTCGTCCTGAAAATTGCAGTCCTGCAGCCGTACGGCGTAGACACGAAGCTGGCCCTGCCGGTCGAGCCGCTGTATGACATCGGCGTGGTTGCCGATCTCATCCCCTGCACCGAGCCGGCCCTGCGCTCTATTCTATATCGCTGGAAAAAGCACTTCCTTCCGCGGTACCGACTCGACGGCCAGCGCCGACGACGACGGCTCCTGTCCGCCGATGAGGTTAAGTTCATCCGACTAAAGATCCTGCGCGGACCAGGCAAAGAGCACTACACACACATCCCTTAATTCCGGCAGCGCACTCCTCGGTGAGGGGTGGATAGGCCTGGGTCGCTCATGGAGCCTGGCCCTGTCGCTGGCTCGCGTCCATGACACAGCGAGCAGCCTGCAGTCTCACTGCACTGCCGTGCCGTCTAGCATTTTAGGTCGTGCGTCGATTCGCCGCGACGGTTGTGGCGACGTTGCGCGATCAATTGTGTGACGACGGCTGATCTGCCCCCGCATGGTTTCGATCATGCAGCGCCCCTCGAGGATCTCATGTACGATGATGCGCCTCGCGATGCACGACACGGATGCGTGGGCGTGCGTCATGAAAAGTACGAAGATTTATTTTTTTATGACCCGGCTGTAGCTCGGCCCGGAAGGGTTTGTGGACGGCGTGCAATCGCGGAGCGCGAGCCCGACATGGGTGCAGGAAGGTGAGTGCGAGCGATCGTCCACGCATTGTCAACCCAACGTCCAGACAATTGTCAAAGGCTGTTGACTGCCTTCCACTCCCATGCCATGGCCCCGTTATGACATGACATGACATGTTAAGAGAAGAGAATGAGAAGAATAAGAGAAGAATAAGAGAAGAGAAGAGAAGACATATCGCTGGTGCAACTTGCTAGCATGTTTTATTGCGGGTTTAGGTCGTGAATTCACACGACACCGAAAGACTGTATGATTATTGAACCTACGGCCGGCCAGGTCGCGCCGTCGACCGGACGGCACGTGCCTGCACAGAAGTTAAGCCAAGAAAGGTTCCTGGGAATTACACGAGCCGAGCTGCGCGATCGGCTGCTCAAGTCAGCGGGGATCGACGACCCGGAGCGCGTCAGGCTGCTCAGGCTGGCCATCGACAAGTACGTCGAAAAGCTCGAGGCGAAGAAGGCCGGCACGGTCGTTTACCGGGACGGCGAGCCCGAGATCGTCGAGTATGCCGACCACTTGGCCCAGCTAAGGGCTGCTGACGCCCTGACAAACCTCGTGGATGCGCTGCCTTCCAAGGAATCTTCGTCTCAGAATTCTAAACTGATAGTGGAGATCGTGCTGCCCGATTGGGCCAAGCCGGTCGAGGTGGTGACTAATCAAGAATCAGTTATTGGCGGCGAAGTCGTTGATATTGCTGAACAATAGACCCACCTGCTACCAGCCTGCTACCAGCCTGCTACAGAGCATGGCCTCCTCTCGGCCTCCTTGGGACGAGCGTATGATCCCTCCGAAGTCGTTGTATTTATTGAAGACTTGGAAGGGGCAGACGATTATTCAGACCCCCTTTAACCCCCCGGCACCCCATAAAAGTCAACAGCGCGCACGCCGCGTGGGAATCCATTCTGTCGGCTACCAATTTTTTGAAACTATCCCCGGTCCTGTACGGCACGGTACATCCCCAGAACAGGCCCTAGTTCGCACAGGTTTGCCATAGGACGTGCGATCGCCCACGAGCCCAGGGCGGCCAGCCACTTTCAGTGAGCGGCCCCGCTTCAACGACCATTGAAAATAGACCGTGAAATCTTCCGGCCTCGTACGAGTAATTACATGAGCGATATCGCGATCCCCCTCCAGGTTAAGTTCCGGTATAAGCCAAGGCCTTACCAGCGCGACTTCCTGCAGGCCATGGCGCGCGGCATCAAGCGCGCGGTCCTGGTCTGGCACCGCAGAGCCGGCAAGGATCTCACCGTGCTCCAATGGCTGGTCATCGCGGCCCTGAAGCGTGTCGGCACCTACTATTACTTTTTTCCGACATTCAACCAGGGACGGAAAGTGCTGTGGGACGGCATGGACCGGGAAGGCGTGAAGTTCCTTAACTACATCCCCGCCGAGATCGTCGCCGACAAAAACGAAACCGAGATGCAGATCACGTTGAAGAACGGATCGATCATTCAGGTCGTGGGATCCGACAAGATCGACAACATCGTCGGCACGAATCCCGTCGGCTGCGTGTTCTCTGAATTCTCCATTCAGAACCCTCGCGGCTGGAACCTGGTCTCGCCGATCCTGACCGAGAACTTGGGGTGGGCGGTGTTTGTGTTCACCCCTCGCGGCAAAAACCACGGCCATGACATTTACGAAGTGGCGCTCAAGAAGATGCGCGAGGGCGCGTCATGGTTTGCACAGCTCCTCACCGTGAGCGACACGCGGCGTGACGACGGCTCGCCGGTCGTGACGGCCTCCGACATTCAAGAGGAGGTCGATCGCGGCATGGACGAGGATCTCGTTCAGCAGGAATACTTCTGCTCCTTCTCCGGCTCACAGCAGGGCTCCTATTACGGCCAGCAGATTGTCAAGCTAAGAAACGAGGGCCACGTCTGCAAGGTCGACTGGATTCCCGCGCTGCCCGTGTTCGTCTCCTGGGATCTCGGGTTCGGCGATGCAAACGCGCTGTGGTTCGCACAGCTTCCCCAGCCGCAGCGTGTGAACGTCATCGATTTCTACTTAGCGAGCGGACAAGGCTTACCGCACTATGCAAAAATCTGCAAAGAGAAGCCATACGTCTACGCTCGCCACTTTCTCCCGCACGACATTCGACAGCACGAACTGTCCTCCGGCCTGACGCGCGAGGAAACCTTTCGCGATCTCGCAGTCGGCCCGTACACGGTCCTGAAGAAGGTGCCGGTCAAGGAGGGCATCGACGCGAGCCGCAAGATCCTGCCGCTGTGCTACTTCGACGACGAGAAGTGCGATCGCAAGAAATGGACGCACGGGAAAGATCAGAGGCACTCCGGCCTCGACGCGCTGCTAGATTATCATAAGGAGTACGACGACGAGCGCTACTGTTTCAAGGACACGCCCGAGCATAACTGGTCGAGCAACCCTGCCGACTCCTTCCGGTATCTCGCCCTCGGCGTGCGACTAGACGGCGAACAATCGCGCCGGCAACTCACGGCCGAGAACGACTACGCGGTCTTCGGCAAGCGCGAGGTGCGGTTCAGTGACAACTCCGACAACCCCGACAACCCCATCGCCGAATCCGACTACAGCATCTTCGGACGGTAAGCCGCCCTATCACGCCGGGGTGTACGAATACGTGCCGGGCCTGCGGCTGATTGTGCATTTCGAATGCGAGCCGACATGTAGGGGACGACCCGCGCTCGAGTATTGCCGGCGCGGCCTGCAGATGGTGTTCGACAACTACGACGTCGAGGCGGTCTATGCCGCCACGTACCTGCGCCATGCGGCCATGTTCATGGCCTGGCTCGGGTTCGAACGAGTCGCCAAGCTTCCGCGCTTCACGGTAGAGTGCGGACAGATTAGGGACGTATACATATACCGACTCACGAGAAAAAAATGGACCCAGTCACATCGATACCCAGGCGCAGCCGTTGCAACAGCCTGCCCACGTGGAGATGCCCATGACACCAGCAGAATGGGCTTTGATAGCCAAGGTAGCCATAACAGCCGCGGCAGCAACGACGACGGCGGTACAAATACACCAGGCGGTCAATGCGGGGGACGAAGATAAACCACCCGCGCCTCCCGAGCCTGAACCGCTGCCGGACCCCAAAACTCCGGCTCAGGAAATCGTTGAAAAGGTCGCGCCAAAGACCGCCGAGTCGATAAAAGATCTGCTGCCAGATTCGATTAAGCAAGCGCGCGCTCGCGTCCTCAGGACGAGCCAGCGCGGCGTTGAAGGGCTGGCCACCACGGCCAAACCGGTACTCGGGTCACAACCGGCACTCGGCTCGATGCCGACCCCGCTCGGCGGATTCGCATCATACTTAGGTCGCTAATGCCAGCCAAATCAGATCAGATCCACAAGCGCTACAAAACCATGCGAGAGGCTCGTCGGAACTGGGACAACCTCTGGCAGGAGCAAGCCGACTACATCATGCCGAAGCGCTCGAACATTACGGTTCGCAGGGCTGACGGCGCGAAGCAGACCGAGAAGCTGTTTGACTCTACGGCGATCAAGGCGAACCGTGATCTCTCTGCGTTCATCTCCTCCGCGATGACGTCGCCGGTCGTGCGCTGGTTCTCGCTCAAGATGGCCGATCCGTTCCTGAATGAAATTCAAGACGTGCGCGAGTGGCTCGACGGGTGCGCGAACA